AACCCAGCACCTTCAAGATTGCTCGTGAAACCCTGGTGACCGCCCAGCGTTTACTGCTGGACACCGGCAACCTGAACATGTTCCACCAGAGCATTGGTTCGCTGACCCTGCTCGACGACTATCGCCGTTGGCGTGATCGCGTGTTCCTGGACGAACTCGCCAAAGCCGATGCAAACGGTGCTGCTTCTGGCACTCAAGGCGGCTACTATTTTGCTGGCGGTAAGACTAAAGATTCTTCCAACCGCGTTAAGTACACCGCTACTGAATATCAAAACGAAGTTCAGCAGTTCCACGTCTCGACTGACCTGCTGACTGTTGTTAAGGACCTGCGCAAGCGCAACGTTCCCACCTTTGCTGATGGTCTGTATCGCTGTATTTGCGACCCCACCTTCATGATGCACCTGCGTCGTGATGCTGATTTCCGCGAAATTGCTCGTTACAGCGGCAATCCTGGTCAAGGCATGTACATGGCGGGCAACCCCATGATGCCTAACAACGCCAGCTTCTACATGGGTCCCCAGGCTGGCCAAGCCTACTTCCTGGCTGGCGAACCTGTGATGCCTACTGGCGTTCAGTTTGAAGGCGTGAAGTTCTATGAGTCCACCAACTTCCCCTCCAAGAACGTTTCCGCTTCGTTTGATGACGGCTCTGTATACGCTTCTAAGGAAGTGGCCCAAGGCTTCTTCTTTGGTCCTCAGGCTGTGGGCGTGGGCATCGGTGGTCCGAACGCTCAAGTGCTCATCAACAACAACGACGACTTCAGCCGCTTCATCATCTTGATTTGGCAACTGTACGCTGGCTTCGAGATCCTGAACAAGGACTTCGTGACCACAGCCTACAGCTTTGTTCAAGACGACGGCACAATCGCCTGATCATTAAATCCATAACTTACATAGGAAAAGATAAATGACCTATTTGTCTGCTAAAAAAATCTACCCGGGTAACTGGGCAGAACCCCTGAACGGTTGGTACAAGAATATTGATACCAACGATGACAGCACCAATAACGCCTCCAAGGGCGGCCCCACTTCAGTGCTGGCCATCCCTGGCTATCGCTACTTCCAGCAGCGTGGTTATGTGGCTGTTACCGCCACTTCCGGCGCGGGTGCTATTGGCACCGGTAATGTGATTGTTCCCTCGCCTTATCGCCAGGACGACACCCGCCCCGACATCACCGGCATGGTGATTTCTGGCGACAGCACCCTGCCTGCTTACGTCTACCGTGCCACCATTTCCGTTGCCTCTGGTTGGGGTGATGGTCGTGTTGCTTCCGGCATTTACGCCGCTACCGGTAATGTGATCACCTTCTGCCGTGACTCCAGCGGTCCCGTGGCTTCCACAGGCGTTGGCGAGGCTGTGGCTCAGGCGAACCTGACCTCTACCACCTCTGGCTCCCAGCCCGGTGAAATTTTCTTTGCCGCCGGTTCGGCTGCTTACGGCACCAACCCCTTCTTGACCGCTACCGGCGCTGCTGGCGTTATTGCCTCTGGTGTTAACCTCCAAGTGACTGGCGCTACCACCTTCAAGGTGTTTGCCCGTGGCACTACAACTGGCCTGACGACTTCTGGCGGCTTCTACATTTCCAGCGGTGACTCCACTTCTGGTCGCTCTGGTTACCTGGTTGTGGAAGTGTGCTACATCCAGCCGGATGAAGCTGCTGGCTACGAGGATATTGACGGTTACCTTCTTGGTCGCACAGTTAGCTGATTGAGTTAAACTAGGGCCAGGTAATTCCTGGCTCTATGACACTCTCAGAAGCAATGCTTTATCAGCATAAAAAAACTGGTTCTCGCGTCAAAGTTATAAGTGAATGGGACAACGGCGACTGGTACATGGTCGAAGACCAAGACGGTCGCCTTTTTACTGCTTACAAAACAGAGTTGACTCCCGACGAGGAAGCCACCAAAAAGGTAAAGACTCTGCAAATTAAAGACAAAGCAGCAAAAGACGAGCCTCGTTCTTTTCCGCCTGACAACCGCCTAAACATCAACTCGGCAACTGCCCAGATGATTGCGGATCACATTAAAGGCATTGGTCTTAAAACCGCAAGGGAAATTAAAGACCTTCAAATGTCGTTATCGGGTGAAAGATTTAACAATCTTGAGCAGTTAAAACAAATTAAACGTGTTGACTGGGAAGCTGTTTTGGCGGCAGACTTGATTCGAGTTTAAAGTTTATATTTAACGAGCCCCTGATTTTTCAGGGGCTTTTTAGTTTTAAAATAAAAAGAAAAAGATAATGGCACAAGCCTCGTTTGCTGGCAAAACAGGTGCAACGGGAGGAGTTACAGGACCCCATTTGCACCTAGGTTTAATTGTTGATGGCTCTTACAGGCCGTTGAGTAGCGAAGGGCGTTCTTTCGCTGGCAGTCGTATTCAATTTCGGTTGCCAGGCAGTGAGCAATGGCAAGGTTTATATGAGAAGTATGGTCAGGGACAATTTGGTTTAAATCCCAATGTTCGCTTATCGGATCCTTTTGGAATACGTGCCGTCCATCCTGTCACAAAAGAAAAAAATGTTCCGCACAGAGGCGAGGATCATGATTTGCCACCTGGAACAGCCTTAAGAGTTTTAGGGCCAGGTACAATGACGCCGCTTGCCAATGTTGGTGCGGCTGGCAATATGTCTCGTTTTACAAGTAAAACGGCAGACAACAGGCCGTTTACACTTGAATTTATGCATTTAAGTGAGTTGCCAAAGGGGCAAGTCGCTACCGGTGATTTACCTGCTACTGGTTCTGCACCTCCAGCTCCAAACTTACCACCGCCTGCGGCTCCAGTTAAAGATGCAATGACTTCTTTCATGGAAGACTTAATAGCTCAATCTATTCTCAAAAAAATGGGTCGCGGTGCCGCGCCCGAACAGACCTCGATTTATTCCAGTATTCCCTCTCTTGAATCATTAATTCAGTTTTAACTGATTACTTGCTTTTATAATTAAAAAATAAGGAGATTATCAGTGCAACTCTCTGACTTCGATAAAAGCAGAGTTCGGTACCATTTAGGTTACTTTACTGTTACTGTTCCTGCGGGTGATTACGCTCGCCTGGAAGAGGCAATGAATACTGTTCCGGATTCATATTTCTACAACAAGATTGTTATTCAGATTGGTCGTTGTGATACAGCAGAGAAAAAGACTGAGATTGCTACGAGTCCTTCTACGAGAATTGAAAGCATTGCTGGTGACGTTGACCGTACCATTCGTTCCAGCAACGCAAGAGAAGCCTTAAAAACATGGGACGAAATTTATCTTTATGAAACCAACCGTTTAGCCGGTATTCTTTACGTTCCTAATTACAAAGATCCTTTTCAAGCTCGTTACCGCTATGAACGATCGGGTGCTGAATTTATTCAAGCTTTACCTGGTCCTGCTGATACTGCAGTGGGTTCTCGTATTTATTTGCATGAGGTTTGGCGTTAATCATGAATCCGATTGGTCGCATTGGCAGTATTTTTCAGCCATTAAATAACTCAAAAAAGAAATTACCTTTTTCTATTATTCCTGGTTCTAGGCTTGACCAGGCTTCAAAATCAATTGGCAATGCCGCCTTTGGGGTCAATGCGCTTTTATATGGTTCAGATGTTTTAGAAGAACAGATAAATAAACGTTTTCCGGGTCTTATGTATGAACCACAAAAAGATCCGCGAGTAATTCTTGGTTACGATGCTCTTACTGGAGCGCCAAGCAATCGCACACCTAAAGCGGGACCTCAGCTAACAGAATTAAAAAACAGTTTGAATGTTCCCGCGCCAGGTCAAATTGCATATTTAGGAGGAAAGGAGGTTCGCTGGGACGGATCAAAATGGGTGCGTACTAACATAGAAGACATCGCTTCAGATCCTTTTGGAACTAAAGCTCAGGCTTTATCTGTTGCTTCTTTTCAAGAAACAACAGAGCCTCCTGTCGGGCAAGGAAGTGAAGAAACTGTTCTTAGCGCTTCCACGGGGACCGATGATCCCAGTTATTTAAAAAATGCTTTTACAAAAGCCTTTCTCGCTCGCTTACTTTCTCAAAGTAATTTTTCTCCGCAGTCAACCTCTTCTCCTTACGATCAATCTTTTTCTTCCCTCTTGGAGAGCCAGCGCGAATTGGGTAGGAGCATGATGAGTTAAATGAATATCAAGCAACAGTTGATTTAGAAGAAACGCGAACCATGCCTAAGCCAATGTTGGGTGGAATTGTTCCTCAAAATTTTTTGCAAAGGGCGTTGCCGATTGCAGAAAGGGAAGGAGGCATTCCGACCTTGGCGTCGATGATTAATCGTTTTCACAATCCTTCTTTTGGCCGTAATTATCAAAACTGGCTGACCCCTGATCAATATGAAGTTCTTAAGTTTCCCGCTCCACGAGGCGCTGGTAATCGACTTCGAGCTCGTTTAGCTACTCCACAAGGTCAGGAGGAGTTGTTTAAAGCAGGACAAGAACTTGGGGGTGTAACCGACTTTCGTTCAACAAAGTATTTACAAAAAACAGGAAACTTAATGAAGTATCCGGATAACTTAATTCCGGTTCTTCAAGATAATCGACGGGTCTTTATGACTCCAGGAGAACTTCAAAAGTCTGGATTAAGACCCGACCCTGCGGAGAACACTTTTTTTAACGAATCAAAGCGTCCACCAACAAAAGCCTGGTGGCAACAAAGTGAAGTCCCAGTAGAAACACGGCAGCCTGAAATTCCTGGTTCATCACCAAACACCGTAATTAGTTCTTCCGGAATTCAACAAGCCATAGCAGACCGCTTGGCACAAGAACTCCTGGAAAAAACAATGCAAAATCAAAGCACCTTGGGTAACGTATCCGTCTTGAGTCCACTGTCGTTTGGAGAAATTATCTAATGGCGCGTTTTTTTGATTACTTAGATTACAAAGATGTTTTACCGGGCGAAGTTTCGTCCGCAGGCTTGGGTGAATATTTCCCGCAAGATCCGGGTTCAAAAACAGCTTATGTTGCTGCCAAACGGTTTAAATTTGAACCTGAAGAACAAGATAGTCTTTTTGCTCGTTTTCTTGCTCTTCAAGCAAATCCCAATTCTTTGGTAGAGCAAAAGATGAAAATGCCTCCTAAATTTGCACTGTTCTCAGCTTTGGCGGGTTCTGGAAATAATCAATAAACATAACGCTATAATTAACGAAAGCAGCATTAGTCGAAGTGTCGTCAACAGCTACAAATAAACAGCCCTTATTGGTTGATCGGCCTTTGTTTAACTCGGTGCGTGTAACGACGCAAACCGTAGGCAACGCAGCATCCAATACTCTGTTTGTCCAAGGCGGGCAAGCCCCTTCTATTTTGGTGGACATGGACGCCGCCCTGGAGCTAGATAATAACAACGGTGGCGTTATTGATTCAATTACAATTACAAGAAACGATTTTACTCGCTCTGCTGATTACACAGTTAACGCAACAACTTCAGGCACCGTAATTTCACTGGTTAGTGGTCAAATTGTTAATGTAACCAGCACCGGAGTTCTTACGGGCTTAGCTGCAGCAAGTGGGGTTGGTTACTACGTTTATACCGGCGCCACAACTCTGACAGGTGTTAACACAGCACTTCAGTATTCTGGCGGCACAGCTACGGGCTTTAGTTACAGCGGTGTTGCTTATGGCTACAAACCAGCAGTGACTTTTGCTTTTTACCACACACGCAACACAACCACGCCAATTCCCGCTTCTGGAGACTATCGTTTGCTGTTTGCAAAGACTGTTCCCGCTGACAGCGGCGTGGTTGACTGTTCTGACGTAATGCCAGCACTTGCTGCTCCGATGCCCAGTGCAGGAAATACAGGTGGCCTTGGATCAAGCGCACCCCTTCGCAACAAAGGTATTTACCTGGAGCGCGGCGATCGCATTTACGTTGGTGTTTTCCCTGATGGCCCCAACGTCTCTGGCTACAACGCTGGTGCCCACATTTACGCAGAAGGCGGCTATTTCTAATCATGGCTAAAAAGAGCGGAAACTCTTTTGGTTCTTTTAATCAAATTACCGTTTTAGACGTCAATAAAGTACTCCCAATTAGAACAGAGTTTTCAAAGGGCTCCGTTCCTAACTCTTTGTATTCAATAAATTTTGAGTCTGCTTGGTCCAGATGGCGCCGGGGCTTTGAGCTTTATTGCAACTCAACATACAATCAAATCTATAGTTATCCCTTTGAGTATCTTATTCCTTTGCCACCGGGAACAGTAATTCCACCGGGTTCAAATCCACCACGGATCCCAGGTGCTTTCCAAGGATTTCCGACCAAAAACAAAGAACTTGGGATGCACTGGGCGGGTGTTCGTCTTGCTGGCAGCCTTCGTTTCGACAACGTAAGAGATAGTGTCGGAACACCGGCTTCCATTGCATCTGTCACGGAAGACGAAAACTATTGGTACGTTCAACTTACAGGTGCCTGGAGCTCTGTTAATACACTGCCCGCACCGCTGTTTATTAAACCTGTAGGACCAATCCCTAAGCAATATCCGATCAACGGAGAAATTTTGGAAGATCGCGTTATTACTGTTGGCGGTACAGTTATTAATAGTCAAACAATTGATCCAACAACACAGAAAAGATATGGCTATGTGCAAGCTGTTTTAATTTCAACAAATGAAGCCACGGGCGTCTTAACGCTTCAAAAAGAAGGATCAGTTGAATCGACGCCGGACGGTATCTTAAGAACACCTGCAACACGCCCCCCGAACGTCGGGCGATACTTAATTACGGGTGCGCGGTATTGTTGTTCTTGCCAAGATTTTAATAGGCGCGAGTTTGCTTATTTATCAAACCTTGGCAACAGCACTGCCAAGAAACGTTTTCCCTTAACGCGAATCTCCACAATTAAACCGGGTCGCCATGAACGCATGACCTTAAATGGTGTATTGGATAACAGCGCAATGACCGGAGCAGATGTCAACAGGAGAATGGAGGTGATTGCACCGTCTGCCCCCTATAACGTGCCTCCAACGGTTACTCCGACAGTGTCAACAGACCCTCGTTCGACCAGGGATGATCCTGGTGTTTATCGAGATTTTGGCAACGTTTTTCTTAGAAATCAACCGTCGCCCAGTATCCCTGGCGCAGTTGCGGACGGTATGCCTTTGTATGAAGATTATTCGACAACAACAGATGAATATGGAGCAACAACCATCACTTCTTTAACTGATTATTGGACACCGCTATTAGACGAAGTTCGGTACTGTAAACATATTTATGCAATGAAATTTTCTGAAAAGATATTCCCGCCTGAGCCGTCTGATTTTCCGGTAAACGTGGAAAGTATGGCCCAGTGGGAGCAAGAGCTTGTAGATAAAGTTTTAAAGGATAATCGTGAAGCCGCATATAATTTGGCGCTAAAAGGACTTGCAACCATGGACGTACCTCCTTATAACTGCCAAGCTCCAATGATGATGCCAATGATGCAGAAGCTGTTTAACGTTCCTTCTACTTTTGTTTTGATGAGCGGCTTTAGGATGTATGACAAAAATGGTACGGAATATAATCCTTCTCAAGGTGGTTCGCCAGCTACGTAATGGCTGATTTTGGAGAGATTATTGACGCAACGTTTGCGTTATCAGCCGAACAGGTTGATATACGAAAATACGGTTTTAGCGATATTAAATACAGCGGTATTCCAACGGTTTATCACGCTGGGGACGTTATTAATTTACCTTATGCTTCTGGAGAAATCTCTACGATGGAGGCAGTTGGACTTGCATGGGGTGCCTTTGCAAGTGGTGTAACACCCGAAGAGTTGTAATAAATTTTTAATAATGTATACTTATCTTAAGTCTCATAAGACTTGTTAGGAAATTCTTAACCGGTCCCTGGGACCCAACTTGTTTTTGTATGGTAGGGGCACTTTACCCACCACTCAACCATGAACCAACCACCGCCTGTTGATCAGCGGATTGTGGATGAGTATTTTCAACTGGCTTCCCATCGCAAAACTCAATCGATTGCTTGGCTTTATGGCTTGCTCGCAACCTATGGCCTAAAACCAGAAGAGCTCACCGGCTTTACCTGGGGACCACAAAATGCGTTGGTAGTATCCGGTCGGAAACGCCTTATTCATCCCTTGCATCCGCAATGGGTTTTATTGTTTGAACTAAAAGAAAAGCAGCCTTGCGATTTGCAAGACTGCTGGAATTCCTTGGTGGCTTCACTTTACAGAGCCATTGCCTATCAGGATGTTCAGTTAAACGTCACTGATTTGCTATTAGCTCACCAACTTCGCAAGCAACATTACAAAACTTTTAAGCGGCCAGCGCCAACAATCCGTTCTTGCGTAGGTGTTTCCTAACGGCACTTACATTCCAACGATAACTATCCCGTGAAAAAGTATCCTCAAAAGCTCGGAAGTGCGGGCCCAACTTTAGTGTGCCATCATCCCGATATTTAAAAAGAGTTTCGCGGTCAATACCAAGCAGTTTTTCAGCCCGGTGAGCGGGAACCCAGCTTTTACGGCCAGTCATGGAAAGCAGCTAATAACGCATGCTTAAACAACGTAACAACCAACAAGGT